GAATGCGTAACTGGATACTCAACCGTCCGAGCGTGGACATCGCACTCACCTTGTATCGCAGGGTCAAGCCTTACGACAGGAAGAACCACCCCGTCACACAGCCCTTGCCTACCTACACATGGGTCGTCAAGCGTTGCGGTAAGCACCCGTCCATAGATAAGTACTGGACAGGCAGACACATCGCCACCGCCAAGACAATAGATAACTGTTGGTCTTTGGATAAAGCAAAGGCACGGCGCTTCCAGTCCGAGCAGTCAGCCAAGCATTGTGCCATGAACAGTGACGCATGTGACGGGTGGAAGTTGTACTACACCCAAGTCTGATAGTATTACAGTCCGAGTAGCCTTGCTCCCACGGTTTCCCCTTCCTGTGGTAGAGCAGGGCTACTTTTTATTGTCACCCAAAGCATCACGCTGACGTGGAGTCTTGCCACCGAACACCCCGTACCTGCGAATGTCATTCGTCTCCGCCTGCATGGCAAGCGTCAAGCACTCACGGCGCACCGAGCACAGCCCGCACACCTTCACCGCCTCATCAAACACACCGCGATGGTTCAACCCAGCAGGTATATCAGGGAAAAATATCTTCGCGTCCATACCTTTGCATCGCGCACGGTCATACCAACCCAACTCTAACTCTCTCACTTGCGCCCCTTAGTTTTCTTTGCTACACCAACGAATAGTTTTCTTGCCTTATGACAGAGACATTCACAGCCCTCTATCTCAAAGTCCGTCCACATGGCAACCGCTTTACTGACTGTCCCGCAATGGTCACAGATACCCATATGCCCGCACGGGTGGACACAGTTACCATTCGGGAAGTCATCAGTCGTCATCATCTTCTTCAGGTTTACCACACACGAGGGGTGTTCTCCCAATCGGGAAGTCACACGGACATGGTTTACGTTCGCCCTTCTGCACCATCACCGACCATTCCTTTCTTGTCATAAACCATCGACAGGCAACCAATGTAACCTGCTGTGTCTACGACAGTGTCATGCGCCCATCTCCCTGCATCTATTGCTGTCCTAAGACGTGAGAGTTTGACTGACACCATGAACAAGATGGCTTGCTCTACGGTGAGCGACACCCCCGTCATGGCTTGGAAGATGTCGCGGGTTTGTGTGTAATCCTCTAACGGGTGAGCATAAGCGTTGTGCCTGTCCCCTGTTATCAGATTGTGCGCTTCAAGTAGGACGTCAGCGCCCTTTGTCGTAGGTGTCATGGTACGGGTTTCTCCAAATAACTGATGGGCAATTTGCTTCAATTGCTTCTTTCTGTTCTGTACTTTCATAGCAACGCATCACATAAACGCAAGGGTCAGAGCCGTCCATGTACTCTGCGTCTTCGGTAATCGTCATCGGTATCCCGTCATGGGTGGAGCAGACAGGTGGGGTGGTGAACCCTGCCCTAAGACCAATCTCTAACCATTGGTCAAAGGACAGTTTCATAATGTCCACTAGAAGGATTCTTCTTCAAGGAACGATGGCGCTCCGAACTTCTGTGTCACCTGCTTCAGTACCTGTTCGCTCTTGTCTACGAACACGTTGTTGAAACGCATGGTCAATCCGATTTCGTCAGCCAAAATCTTTGTAGTCCACACCTTGACACCGTCTTTGTTTTCGTATGAGGAGATGTCGAGTTTGCCTACGACAATGACGCGACTACCCTTTTCGATAGACGATGCAGCGTGCTCTGCCATCTGTCCGAAGACAGTGACGTTGTGCCACACGGTAACTTTCTTTTCGTCTTTGCCTGATGTGGTAGCAACAGAGAACGTGCCTTGTGCTAGTCCTGACTGACCGTACTTCAACTCAATTGGTTTGCCAGCGTTGCCGACAATGGTGATGGTATTCATTTCGTTTCCTCTTTCATGGGATGGATGTTGTTTGTTGTGCTATTCCTATCACGCCCAAGACAAACATGGGTTGGTGGTTCGGAAACTTTTACATGGGTAATGAGGCGTGTACTGCACGCATCGCATACCCAACTTGTTGTGTGTCTGCCCTTCATCGTGTTTAGTTTATGGCTTGATAGCCCAAGGTCCCCAGCCGAAACCGTAACGGTCTAGACCGTACTGGTAGATGGCTAACCCTGCCGTAAGACAGGTGACAGGCTTGAACAGGTCTGCTGGTTTGGTGATGATGCCCTTGTCGGTCAGCCATCCAGTCCATGAACCATTCAATTGAAGCAAGCAACGGCTTCCACCATGCGGGTCTTGGCGGTTGAACGCACGGTTGAGCCCACGGCTCTCCCTAAAAATCACGTAGTCAAGGGTAGGCAATGCGTCCTCTGTCCAACCAACCTCACGTGCAAGCGCCCACCACTGGGGTACTTTGGCATCTGCTGGTATCGGCAATGGTTCTTCCCTTACTAAACGAATGTTGTGGGTTGACGATGGTGTCCCTGTCTTCTCCGCTGGTGCTTCTGCCATCGCTACCGTTCCCCCTGCTAAACCTAAACCTATAAGTAATGCTGTAAAAATCTTTAACATTTATTCTCCTAATCGTAGGTGGATACTGACATCAACTCCTTGACCTGCTCTGGGTATATAAGAAAGCCTTTCGCTGGGTTGTCTGAGTGTTCCGCCGCTACCAACTGTCTGAGTTGAGTGACATTATGTTTGAGGTAGCGTTTCAATCTGCGTACCTCAATTATAACGAATGCGTTGGGCGAGAACAAATAGACCCACCATTTCGCTTGTGTGACCTGTATCCCGCTTGGCTTCCACCCTGTATTACGTGGGTTCTGTTCGTACTCTACGAAGATTCGACCATTACGGTATCTGTCATACTTCACCTCAAAAGAACCCTGACTTAAGTCCGAAAGAAACTGCAAAACAATCTCTTCGCCTTGATGTCCGAACTCTAAATCTTTTGTGAAGTCAAACTGTTTGATGTCGTGTGATGGTACGTAACCTTCGGTGCGCTCAACCATGCTTACGGTATTTCTGTATCAACTTATGTGAGTTCCAACCGAAGATGAACCATGTCAAAGCAATAAGCCATATCACGTAATCATTCATTAGTAGCCTGCCTGTTTCAATAGTTTCACTAAGTCTTCTAAACGCACAAGCGCATACTGGTCGGCAGGGTTGCCATAGTTACGGCGTTTCGCCACGACTATACCTATCTCTGCCTTCGCGTTCACTCGTTCGTTCTCAGCCTCATGTAACCAGCCAGAGAAGTTGAGTGTCTTATGGTTCTTGCATTCCCACACAAGACGCGGGTCTGTTCCTGCGATGTCACCCTTATCTAACGTGCCTTGTAATGTGCGTCGTTCGACGTGAGGGTAGAAGTCTTTGAGATAGTTCACTACGAACGTTTCAAAACTAGTTCCCTTGGCTCGTTCCTTGGACATTCCTCACCTCCTGTTGTAGCAGTTGTCGGAGTAAAGCACTACGCCCTACGCCACGCTGTTGGCACAACTGTGTGAGTACCTCATGTTGCTGTGCGGTGATACGCAACGCAATCATCTTGACTGAACGGTCTTTACCTGTTGGGTCTACGGTTCGTTTCGCAGCCATTACTATCCACCTTCGTTCTTCAATGCGGTGAATGAGTCACGCAACAAAGGCAACTGTGACTGCATGATGATGCCGTCCCAATTTAGTTTGGCTTTGGATGCAACGATGGCTGGGTCTAAACCAATCTTGTCGCAAGCATCCACGAATTGTTTTACCTGTGACTGGGTGAGAGCCTTGTCTGCTTCAGGTTCTGCTGGTGTCTCAACCTTTGCAACCTTTGGCACTACTGCCTTACTGCCGACCTGTGCTTTTGCGGGTGCATCGTCTGACTCCCACTCCTGCTTCGTCCATAGTGCGAGGCATACACCGAAGCGCATAGCCGCATTGCGAATGAAGTCGGACGCAAGTTCCTTGAGTAAGTCAGGCTTTGATGCTTGGACTGAGCCGATACCGAGACGGCGTACACCGTGAATGGTCATCCATCCAGCCATGTGTGCCATGCCGTTCTCTACACGGTACGCAGGTAGCCCGTCATTGTCGAACGCTACTGGTTCCCATGTCCACATTGAGTCAATCTCAATCAACATCTTTGTGACATCGGCGTGACCTACGAAATC